ATCTCGTGCTAGCTGTGAGTCTGGCATCAGGCTCACAGGCTGGGGCAGGATCAGCTGGAAACGTCTATATCGGACGAGTTCTCGGCGCCGTGTCTCAGGTTGGGTCATCCAAACCGGTTGATCCACCGAGTGTTAACTTCGCAATGTTCTTTGAGTCGGATCTGGGACCGGTAATCGGCACCTGGTCCTAACATAACGGAAGGACAAGATAATGGCAACAGCGTTAAATCAGATCTATGGACTACCAGCCGCATCATCCGATGCATTCCTGGTGGTTGCACTGGGTGGTGGTACCGCACCAGTGCTTCTGAATCTGCGTACTGGCGAGACCACTACCGTGGACGACGCAGTCCTCTCAGTTGCGGGTGGGTTCAGCTTGTTCACAGGAGGTGCAGCTCCCAACCCAGTCCAGTTCCCCGTGCCCAGTTTGGTTCGCGTGCTCGGCAGCTCAATTCCTTTCAGACTAATCGAGTCTGGGGGTCTTGGGTTAGCGGGCTCCACGCCAACCATTAACGGGTATGTCGGATACTGGATGCCACCCGGAAGTTCGGCAACTGCCAAATCCTCCTCCTTTGCATCCGGTCAGTTCATCTCCATCATTGCTGAAGCGCTGATCCAATCAGCACTTGGTTCACCCGGCTAGGTTCAAAGATGACCCTACAATTAACCATCTTCCCTGCTGGAAGTGACCCAAATCCGAACGCTGATTATGCGTTGATGTGGACCAAAACCGCTGGAACAGGGGCACTCGTGCTACCCGACCCGACGAGTTCAGCGGTGATGAACCAGACCGTGCTAGCTAGCCCTCCCAATTCAGTGGCCATCTTGTCGTGGCTGGCTGATGATTTCAACAAACGGTACTTCGGTACCACTAGTCCAACCACGCTTACCCCTGGGACTTGGTTCCTTGCGGTAGTGTCTATGGTGAATCAATGAATCATTTCATTCGCACATTCCACAAGATCAGATCCGATCGCACTCAGGCCACCCCTGTGAGCACTGCCACACCGCCACCCCGCACGCGGGTTCCCGGTTTCTCTGAAAGCGCAGTACCCACCACTGCACCGACAAGAGTACCGGGCCATGGATATCCCCCCCCCCCCACTGCAGCGAAATAGGAGATAACAACAATGAGCAACGGCAATGGTAGCAACGGAAACAAGCCGAACGCAAACATCACGGCATCTCAGGCCATCGTTCCTCTCTCCAGGGGCGTGCCCGCTGGCTGGACTCAGCCCCGGCACATGTGGGCCGGCTCC